GTTCATAGAAGGATTCAGTGCTACTAATTATGCTGACCGTCATTCCGACTTGATTGATGCGTTCGATGGTGCTTACTTTAAAATATTACCTTATGTTGTTATCAACAACTGGGTGGAAGCTCAAGACTTTGCCGAACAGCATATCAATGCAGGTAAAGAAGGTGCAGTGTTTAAGCAGAACGTAGGTTACCTATGTGGCGCTAAAGATTGGCATCAAATGAAAATTGTTCGGGGTATGCATGTTGACTTGGAATGTATCTCATTCGAAGAAGGTACTGGAAAGTATAAGGGCTTAGTTGCTAATCTATACTTCCGATACGCCAACGGTGTAGAACTGAAAGCCATGCCGGGTAAAGGATGGACTCATGATTCATGTGAGGCTCTATACCAAGCAGGTATTAATAACACAGCAGATAGCCCTATCGGTAAGATTTACCATGTAGCAGGCTTACAACCCTCATCTAAGAATGGCTTGATTCGTATTCCCAAAGTACGGGAAGAGCGTCAGGACAAATCTGAACCAGACTTTTTAGGAGTCAGTATGGAATTACAAGAATTATTCTCAACAGTTGTGAACCATCTACGTAAGCAAGGTAAACCAGCTCAAGACGATGAAGGCCAATGTGTCTATCGTAATGATGAAGGCTGCATGTGTGCAGTAGGCGTACTAATAAAAGAAGACGTGTACTCTGACGAGATTGAAAGAAACAGCCTGTTTAATCACGGTGTACAAGAGGCTCTACGTAAATCGGATATACCTATCGAGTATGACGATTGCACTTATAAAATGCTACGTGAACTACAACTGTCTCATGATGGTTGTACTGGTGAAGTTGTGCAATGGCGTGAAAGCCAAGACCGTCATTGGAAGCAGATAGCAGATGACTTTGGTTTAACTGTACCGGAGGGTGTATGGCCCAAGTAACAGATGACGACATCCAAATCATGCTTGATGTATTCTCAGGTGCTGATGGCGGAGGCAAGTTCGTACTGTTCCGTGCCCGTTATCAGGACATTGTAGCTGAGGACGAATTAGGCAGTCCTGAATCTAAAAAAATCGTAGAAGTATTCACACGCGCTACCAAACTGGTAGAACTATTAAGCGGTCCAATACCGGGAGAAGACAATGGAATTTCGTAAAAATAAAGCAGTAACAGTTGAAGGCTTTGATGAAGTACGTTCAACACCTGAAGAATTATCACAGCGTAGCCCTGCGGTTAAACGTATGTTGCGTAAGCACAAGGCCGATGCTCAGTTTAAAGGTCGTGCAAAAATTAGCATGTTATTTGCCCGTGTTGGCATCTACTTGCATATCTAATCCTCCAGGATGGGTTACCTTTAGCTCTTATAAAGGCAGAGTAAGACCAATTGTAAGAACGGCCATATTACCCTTCATATGTTATGTAAGGGAACTAATTATGGGATAGCAACGCGAGAACATCGTAGTTTGGGCAGAAGTCGACTAAGGTGGTTCGATTCCACCCTATCCCCCAGTAACTAGCAGACGCGGCACGAAGTAGATGGCAACATTCGAACCTAGACGTAAAGAAGCTAAGACCCGTAGGCAATACGTACCTCCCGACTAGTCCCCGTTAAGGACTACCAAACAATAGCAATGTAGCTCAGTAGGGAGAGCGTCCGCTTCATACGCGGAAGGTCGCTGGTTCAACCCCAGTCATTGCTACCAGTTACTTACTTAAGGCCCTAGTAACCTTATGGCGAATCAAGCCCGTCTAGTAGTAAACGCAGGTATGGGTCCATCCCGTTAGGCTCACGATACGAGTCACCAAATTCACGGAGTGTAGCTCAAATACGATACCTCAAAGAGCAGGCCTTTAATTGCCTACGTGCGGGAGAGTACCCCGTCACTCCGACCAGTTTAGACTTGGGCAGGCTTGCAAGAGCGGCTTGCAGATAACACGTAAGCATCCTTACGTACCTGTTCCCAAGCTAATATTATGGCTCGGTAATTCCAGTAAAGCGCGACTGGACGTATCCTAATAGGATACCTGAGCCGCAACTCAGGACGTAACCTCAGCACGTAATGGTGGTGGTTACACCTGACAAGGGAGTTCGCTACCCTCGTACCAGTTCCTCTCACCTCTGGTTTATCAAAGGGTGTTGAACAAATTTTAACTAGCCCGTGAATAGGTGGAACCGTATGTCCAACACGGGGAGTTTTAGATGCCAGTTTTCTACTATGCTTCTGGCTTATCAAAAAGCAATTCTATGCAGGATTACTCAAGTGGAAAGAGGGTTGATTGCAAATCATCTAAGCGGGAGTTCGATTCTCCCATCCTGCTCCAAACATTCACTACCAAAAGGGTTCATTATGAACTTAGTACAGCAAGTAGAAACATTGGCGCAGAAGTCAACAGTATCTAACAAGCCGCATGAAGCGTTAGAGTTGGCCCAAGCAGCATTAGCCTTAGCACAGGCGCAGTCTCTAATCACTGCTAATCCCCCACGGGAAGAAGTAGAGATTAAGGCTAAGTCTAAAACCAAACCGAAGAAGCCCATTACTGGTCCTGAATAGAATTCACCATCGTCAGCACTGTTAGTCCCTTCGTGGCATGTCATTTGGTCAATAGTCCCAGTTGACGGACTTTAAGATTAATCAATAGAATTAGGTGTGAATCCTAGTCGCCTGCGCAGGCGTAAAATGGGCATATTTTATATACTTTTAGAGGAATGCATTATGACATTACGTAAAGCAATTGTTGTTGATGTGGATGACACTATCTTGGACTTTGGTTCGAGGGTTCGTGAATTCTTCAATCATCATCACGGTAAATTAATCACGGGTAAATCACTGGACTGGGACCTGTGTGAATGGCTCGACATTGAGAAGGGACAGGATAGAGAAGTACTAGAAGCTTTCATGGGAAGCTGGCAGTGTGGCGCTCTTGATGGACTCCCAGGAGCACGTCGAGTGTTAACCAAGTTAGTTCAGCAGGGATATGACATATTCTGTGTAACCGCGTGTGGCTTAGACCCTCAGGTACATGCACTACGCAAGGCTAACTTATACCATGTGTTCGGTGACATCTTTGAAGAGATTAAGTTCGTTGGGTTTAATGAATCCAAGGTGACTGCTATTCAAGAGATAGCCATGACACATACCATTGACTTATTCGTTGATGATAAGTACCAGAATATCTCTGATGTAATGGATGCAGGGTACGACAGCTGTATCTTACTTAAACAACCACATACCCGTCCGTACCGCCAAGAAGCCATATGTGCTCATGACTGGTATGAAATCTCTGCCATGTTGCAGGACTGGAATCACACTCAATGGAGCATCCGTTAATGACTACAATATACAAACTCTATACTCATAAACTACATAGCAAGTATGCGCTGTGTAGTGGCACTAATTCATGGTACTTCACAGAAGATGCCCCAATGCCTACTATTGATGAAATGCGTAACAAGGCATTAACCAAAGGCTTCCCTTATGCGGTAGGAGGCAATAACTTGGACTTGAAGGAAATTAACTGGCAATTCGTTAGTAAGGTACAACTTGAAGGTGCAGTAACTAACGTACACAACATGTCTAATGCTGAGAAAGCTCAGTACTATGGCAACCTAGCCGACTTGGATAAAATACGTCAGCAGAACTTTGAAGAAGACAAGGCTAGATTCTTTGCTACGGAGCAAACTATGCCTATTGACTTGGGGAAAGCCAAGGAAGTTAACGCTAGTATATCTAAGCTTATAGACCAAGGCGCTAAAGTCGCTGTGCAAGACTCCATCAACAAAGTACATGAGCAAGGTATAGACAATTGGCTAGTCAATGCAGAAGACCGTAAGAAGTTCTTCGAGAAGTCTAAGTTGGATAGTGTCGGAATATTTAACCAAGCCGTTGATGCTGTTAAAGAAGCCAATCAACAGGTCATAGCTAAATGCTGCGGCGACATTGAGGGTAAAACTGAAACTGATACTCTTGGTAAGGAATGTATCTTTGGTCCAGGAGCCCCAATAGTGCTTAACAAGATTAAGCCTGAATGTGATAAAGGTGAGGTTAAGTCAGATGGAGGAAGCTCGTCTTACTATCAACTAGAAGTGTTGGTTCCAGCAGCTAACTGTATAACTGTTACGCCTCAGGTTATCAAGGTTCAATTTGAAACTGGTGATGTAGTCAAAGCACTGGTTGATAATGACTTCGACTTGGGAAATGTACTTAAAGCCATGCGTCGTGTTCACTTAGCCGCTCAAGGTAAAGGCAAAGAAGGCACATCTATTGAGTATGATATGAAGAAGATTGAGTACTTCATTAAGAAATGGTATGACAATTATCAATTGGAGCAACTATGATTACCTTAGGCGAGATAGGAGTAAAACTCATGGGGTATGCTGAAGAGCATGACTTCGAAGTGGGAGAAGACGAATGATTATATTATACAGCATGGCTATAGCTATATTAGTAGTAATAGTCATAGGGCAGCGATGCTTTATAAACAACTTACGCTCAGAAGCAGAAGTTAATGAGAGCACCATTAAGATGTGGCGGGATAAGTACTCCGCTGTAAGCGAAGTGTCTACTATGCGTTGGGATAGAATAGTCAACTTGCAGGACCACTGCAAACACCTCAATTTACTTCTTATTAAAAACAGAGCGCTCTTAATGCGTATCAGGAGAAAGAAATGACGGCATTTGCAGTAACAGCGTTAGTGTTATTCTTAGTGACATTAATGTACAAAAATAAGTAGTAGCCGACTTCGTCGGTTATACGGTCAATAACTTTAATGCGTGGTTTCCGCGCTATCGCTGAGGAGCAACCTAATGGTTCTATATATTCTAGCAGTACTGGCAGCAGCCCTTTGGATTGGTGTCATGGTATACAATAGCAAGCCACGCACAGTTTACCTATTAGCCCGAGATGGGGAAGACGCGGTCTTACAAGGCATTGAGCCTAATCCTGAAGTCACACTTGAAGTCCAGAACAATATGGTCTGTGAGCAGGCTAAAGAGGGTGTCATCGTCCTAGATATAATAGGTAAATTATTCATTGAGCGCCGTTGGGTTAAACTAGCCTTAATGTTCAAAATCAAACCAAACTACGAAAAGTATACAGGTGAGGTTCTATGAAACCACTGGTAGTTGGCACCCGAATCTGGTGTACATCCCACGGTGTATTAGATATCACCAAAGGCAAGTCTTATGCTATTGCCAGCTCGCAGGATAGAGAATTCTCAATAGTAGATGATGCTAACGAGAGAAGCGAATTCCTTTACCCATTCTTCCATGACTACTTTTCAACTGAGAAACCTATGCCTAAAAAAGACACCCCATTTGTACCTTACGCTACAGCAGACTTTATCCCAGTAACTGGCGATGAAGCTAATAAAGTAATGGCTATCTTAGCTATGATGCGCGGCCTTCCTCTTAATGTCGAAGGTAAGCCTATGGGCCGTGGGACTAACATCTGTATCAACAAAGCATACTCTCGTGCCTATGAAACTGTTCATGTGCCTTGGGCATTCATTGCTGATAATGTAAGCCAATTGGAACTCACTGAGATGGGTGCGATATACGCTATATTCGATTCAGGTGACCGCGAACGTCTACCCCTTAAATTAGATATCTCAGGCGCTAGACTACCACAGACTATCCACCGTCCAAAGGATGAGAAAGATGGCGAATAAAAAGCAGCAGCGGATAACTAACCTTATCCAACTACGGAATACCTTAACTGGTATTCCAGAAGTAAATAACCCTCAAGGTGAGGACGGCTACCATCCAGTATCGGCAGTTAACATGGCGCTGATATTAAATCACATTGACAAAATGCTATTGAACGATGGCATCCATAAGGTATAACTATGAACGAAGACGGTAAATTTTGGGCCACTATTGCAGCTACCATAGCTACAGTCGTCCTAACCATTGTGTTAAGCACCCAGTCATTCTATAAACACCACAACAACCCCATCACTAAGATGGTTCAGCGCGGTGTATCACCAATTGAAGCAGCTTGTGCTCTTGATGATGCAATGGGCAATAACCCTACATGTGTAATTTTCGCAACTAAATCTAAATAGGAACCACTATGCCTAAAGCTAATAGTATTTCAATCGGCCAATCAGCCGAACTTGTAGAAGACTGTATTGAAGCTGGTCTAGTACCGTTAGTTCTTGGGCCACCTGGAACCGGTAAGACTGCCATGATTAATCAGGTAGCAAATCAATTCAATCTTAAACTCATTGGTCATAACCTTACGACTAGTGAACCAACAGACCTAACAGGCTTCCCTGACTTGGACTGTGAAATCAACGGTATTAAGCGTAGTACGTTTAGTCCGCCAATCCTATTCCCTCTTGAGGGTGACCCAATTCCAGAAGGCTATGATGGCTGGTTATTAAACCTGGATGAGTTGACCTCTGCAGCGCTTGAAGTACAAGTAGCCTCTCATAAGTTAATCCATGAGAAGAAGGTGGGCCAGCATAAACTACATCCTGCTTGTGCCATCGTAGCTACCGGTAATGAAATTGATGACGGTAACTTAGTAATGGATATGGGTACGGCTATGCAGTCGCGCCTATGTACACTACACGTTCATGTGGATGAGCAAGAGTTCATGAAGTATGCGGTTAAGTCTAATATGGATTATCGTCTACGTGGTTTCCTTACTTGGAAGCCAGAACTAATCCATTGCTTTGATGCTGCACATGATGATGATACCTTTGCTTGTCCTCGTACTAATGAAGCCATGAGTGACCTACTCAAACTATGGCCTACAGTATCACCGACTAAGCTACCATTGATGATAGGCACAACTGGTCCTAAACATGCTAATGCGTTATTTGGCTACTGTAAGATTTATGGCACATTGCCTAGTATTAAACAGTTGGCAGCTAATCCATTAAGCGTTCAGATTCCAACTCAGCCAGATGTCAAGTTCGCTTTGGCAACATTAATAGGTGAAGCTATCTCTGTAGATAATGCAGAAGATATGATGGAGCTGGTTAAGAAACTTCCATTAGAGTTCCAAGTGTTAGCACTTACTTCAGCAGCGCAAGTGAATCCTACCATCCAGACAGACGCCAATGTTATCGATTGGTTTGTCGCTAATGCACGGGAATTGTACTAATGAATAAAGAACAAATACAACTACTAATCACAGAACTTAAAGGCGTTTCACTCACAGCTAGCGAAGATAAAAGCGCTCAGGGTATCGACAGACTTAAGGAGCAGTACTTCATAGCCCCTTGGGAAGGTGATGAATACATCCGTGAGGCCATAGAAGAGTTAGTGGTTACTCACGTTAACCGCTTTGGTACTCCAGATGTTTAGCGGTACGCTCGCTGCTTGGGAAGAGCAAGATGCCCTTGATGAAATGATGGAACAGCGTGAAGCTATGGGACGTATAGATACTCCCAAGAGTGACCGCTTACAAATCTGTATGACAGCCTCATTATTATATGTGTGCTGTGATGATGACCATCGCCTCAAAGCCACACTCGATATGCATTACAATGAAATGTATCAGCGCATGACCATGATTAATCGCATGGAAATGGGTTTATCAGCTATATAGGAGTCCTTATGGACGAAGCACTAGTTAAGAAAGCTCAGAAGGAAATGGATAAGGCGAAGTATAACCTTATCACCAAAGCTGAGCACACATTCATTATGAACATTATGTTTGCTATGCGCTTCGTCTGGACTGATGAAGTACCTACAGCAGCTACTGATGGCCGTCATATTTACACCAACCCTGACTTCTTCCTTAAGGGGAGCCAACAGTTCCAACAGTTCATCCTGATTCATGAGACATACCATGTTGTGTTTAAACATGTGTGTCGCGGTAAGGCTATGCCTCATCTGGACCAGAAGCGCATGAACTGTGCAGAAGATTACATGATTAACTTACTGATAGATGATGTTATGGGCTACCACCCTGAGGAATGCTTATTTGATGAGCAGTATCGCGGTATGTCCTCAATGGAAATCTATCACTTACTACCGGCAGACATTGAACCTCCCGGCGGGCCTGATGTACTTGCACTAGCTTTACCCGGTGAAGGTGTGGCTGACGGTGAAGGTACAGCGGGTGACCAAGTTACCCAAGAAGACATTGATGCGTTAGCAGCTAACATTGACCAGATGGTTATTGCAGCAGCTATCCATCATGAGAAGAAGACTGGTTTAGGTCCAGGTGGCACCGGTACAGGCAGTAGCTTAGAACGGTACATTGAAGCCATGACTAATCCAGCTATCAACTGGCTACCATTGGCCCGCAAGCACATGACTGCCCACATAGGCAATACGATGTCCATGCGTAAGCCTAACCGCCGTTGGTTACCTCATAAGATGATTATGGCTAGTCGCTCAGGTAAAGGAATGAATGACGTAGCGGTCTATTTAGACAGCTCTGGTTCAGTAACACCTAATGAGCTGAATGAGTACTTGGCCTTCGTCCGTCACATGCATACAAGTATTAAACCGCACACTACGCATATAGCTAGTTTCGACCACTTGTTACATCCAGGCGGTAAATACCCACGTAGCGCAAGAATACCATCCCTCACATTAGAGGGTGGAGGCGGCACTGACATCTATAACGTAATGGATGATGCAGCCGAAATCGAACCCAAGTTAGTAGTTGTATTTACTGACGGACACTTCCATCCACCTCTGCAATCTTCTGTACCATATGACCTACTATGGATTATCTTAGATAACCCTAAGTTTACATGTCATATAGGTAAAGTTATTCATCACACAACCAAGTGAGACAACCATGTCTAAGAAACAAAAAACTCAAACTAATGCGAATGTAGTAGCAGTTGCTAACTTAGAACTTACTCCATCGGCAACCGGTGCAGCTTCAGGTGTCAAGACTCAAGGCTTGAACCAAGCTGAGTATGACCGCACTCCATTGGAAGCGCTTAACGAACGCCAGAAAGAATACATCCATGCTATTGACACTAGCCCAGTAACAATGTGTACCGGTAAACTTGGTACAGCTAAAACGTACATTCCTACTATCATTGCAGCAGATATGCTACGTGATAAGAAGATTGAACGTATTATTGTGGCGCGTCCTTGTGAAGGTAAGTCTAAGTCTACTGGCTTCTTCAAAGGCAGCAAGAACGAAAAGCTTGAAGGCTGGTGTGCTCCTGTAACCAACACTCTTAAGAAGCGCTTAGGCCGTGGCAACTACGAAGTCTACCTAGCGATGGGCAAGATTGAGTTATTAGCTCTGGAGCAGGTTAAGGGCTTAAGCCTGGATGATACGTTCCTCATCGTGGATGAAGCTGAAGATTTAGATTCACCAGTTGCAGAGTCATTGGTAACTTGTATGGGCCAACGCTCTAAACTAGTCATCGCTGGTGACATTGCACAGCAAGATATTAAATCATACTCAGGCTTGCAGTATCTGCTTGACGTGGCTCCATACTGTGTTGGATTGCAACTAGCACTCATTGACTTTGATTCGTGGGACTACAATGTACGTTCTGAAGAGTCTAAAGCATGGGGTATGGGCTTCGAAGCTTTCAAGAAAGCTAATAAGAAATGAGCACTATATCCGCAATTCAAGAGATATCGTACAGTGTGCGATTATCCCCTACCGAAGTACAAACCTTGTTTGGTATGTTAAGTAAACTGGAGGATAGCAGTATCCAGCTAACTACTAAGCAAAACGTACTACTTCATACACTCACTGGAATAATCCAGGCCCAAGTACAAGTAACAGAAGGAATAACACTTTGAAACAATTTATAACAGGTGCATGTGCAGCAGTATTGGTATTAATGGCAGCAGGTCAAGCAGCTAATGCCGCATCCAATGACCACGGTGGTAACCTAAGCGATAACGCAATTAGCGTAAGTGACGGAATCCATATTGACATGGATGACGGTACGGTATTCAGCCGTGGTCATGGCAAGTCTATTGACTTGGTAACAGGAGATGAATTGACCACAGCCCTTGACGGTCTTAATGGCACGGACGGTGTAGATGGATTAGATGGATTAGATGCTGATATGGAACAAGTAGATACTAACACAGAAGATATCGCTGCCAATGAGTATAAGCTAAAGAAAGTGAGTGGTGAGTTAGATGAATACCAGACTACTCAAGACGGTGTTGACTATCGACAAGACCAGCGCTTAGCTCAGACCAATCGTCGTGTAGATACACTCGAATTCCAAGTACAAGACCTGTACAGCGAAATCGACCGTCTTGACCAAGGTATGGCAGCTAACGCAGCACTTGCAGCAGTTCCACTAACTTACCGTGAAGGCTTCACTATGGGTGCAGGTATTGCAACATATAATGGAACAGGTGCGGTAGCATTACGTGGCAGCTACTCTGATGGTAAATATATCCATAGTGCAGGCGTAGGCTTAAGCGGCACAATAGATAGCACAGTAGTAAGCTACGGCTTCTCAGTGAACTTCTAATATGATGCAACTCGTCCCCGAATTTGAGTATAAGGTTACAGCCATCTTATACGGGGATGGCCCAATGGTATCTGTAGTGGTGGAAGCCACTATGGATGTCCGTGCCATCCGTCAAGGCAAACGAGCCATCATGGTTGACCATCAAGTTGGTGAACTAGATGTTAGTATTGTGGAAGTAAGGAGATTATCTTATGACGCGGTCGAAAAGAAAAAATAATGAATTTTTGATGTTATATGGACAGGCGGCACCGATAGTAGCCGATAACTGTCTAGCTAAATCCCATTGGGACTTGCTATGTACAGTCGAAGGCCAACCCGTAAGTACGCATGGTATATGCGTGGACTTAACTTAGATGTATTGCAGTTGCTTAAGAAAGCTAAGGAACAAGTAGCAAGACACTTTGGAGTGGAAACTACTCAGGTAATGCTAGAAATAGTTAAGCAACGTCCGCGCTCTGTACCACCTATCCGTAATGGTAAAAAGAGTAACTGGTAATGTATCAAATAACAGCGGTTGTTCATGGCATTAAAGAGTCCATTGAAATAGAAGCAACATCGCGTTTATTAGCAAGCAGTATCGCTAGGGCTACCCTTGCCAAAAGTAACGGGGTATGTCCTCACACCGTATTCATAACAGGAATAATAAAAATATGAACTTATCGCCCGACCAGGACTTCGCCGTAACGGAGTTCTTGAAATTCTTAACGAACCCGAACCAACCAGAAATGGTTCTTATGGCACCTCCAGGTCGCGGTAAGACATTCCTTACTAAGTACCTAATCCAGAAAGCAAGAGATATGTCTCACATGCTATCTAACTTAGGATTCGGTGATTCAGGTGTAACCATTGACGTTACGGCCACAACAAATAAAGCAGCAGAAGTCGCTGAATCAATGTTGGGCACTGAAGTCAAAACCATTCATTCCACTCTTGGCCTAATTCCTCGTATGAACTATCAGACTTGGAAAGAAGAACTGATTAAGACTCGTCGCTTTAAGGTATTGGCTCCACAGCTAATCATCATTGACGAAGCTGGCTCAGTGGGTCCAGAGTTATTCGTATTCATCCGTGTAGCCTGCAAGCACTGCAAAGTCTTGTATGTAGGTGATGATGCGCAAACAGCTCCAATTGGAGAGTACGCTTGCCCTGTATTTGAAGCAGTTATCCCAACTGTCAACCTAAGCCACAACCATCGTAATGCTGGTGCAATTGGTCAGTTAGGTGATGAGATGCGTGAGACTGTGTATCAGGCTGTCAACCTCGACCGTCTAATAAACAACAAGCGTATCTTAATTGAAAAAGATTTAATGATTCCACGTTCACTGGAAATCGAAATTGACGATGCTCGTAATGCGCTCCACTTCCCTAAGATAGTTCCCAATGGCGACACTATCATTGAAGTAGATGCTGAAGAGTTTGAAGCTATGGTGAACCATGATTACATGGAACCACACGCCTCTGAAGACCTGAAGATTCTGGCTTGGCGTAATGCTATGGTGCTTGAGTATAATACTCATGTTCGCAGCTTATTCACAATGTCAGATGTGTTGGTATCAGGCGAGTCAGTGCTCACTAACAAAGCTATTACTATTAGTGAGAAAGTGTTTGCCTCTACCGATTCGGTACTGCAAGTGCAGTCAGTTAGTGGTAATGAATCTAAAGAAGGAGTGAGCGGTAACTACGTTACTCTAACGGGAAGAGAGGGTAAACGCGCTACAGTATTCCAAGCCCATGACATGAAAGATGTTAAGGCATTACTGGATTACTATTACCGTCAACGCCTAACTCAAGAGTATACAGACGCTAAAGAACTATTCGTTGATTTACGCCCTACACACTCTTGTACCGTACATAAATCCCAGGGAAGTACCTATGTGACTGTATACCTAAATCTAAATGACATTGGCTCTTGTAGAGATGCTAATGCTGTGGCCCGTATGTTAAATACCGGCATAACCCGAGCTAAAGAAAGACTAGTAATCTTTGGCGAATTACCAGCCCACTACGGAGGCTAATTATGAAAGGCTTGGCTCCCCAAGATAAGCGTTGGATGCGTGAAACCATTGTAACCAACTTCTTTAGCTGTGTCGGTGATAAACAGGTGGAACACTTAGATAACTTTATGGAAAAGATTGATGTGTGTAACTTTAGTTACAAGGGCGTTAACTACCATAACTCATTCACTACTGGCGGTAACTTCCGTCCACTACATGAGAATCATTATGAAATGTTCGATAAGTTTTTACTCGTATATAGTACGCTTGAAATGGAAATGGCTTCCCTCAGTTCTCTTCTTACACGACTTATGCGTCCTTGCAACTCCTTAGCAGATATGAAGGCTGTCATTCCTCTATTCTTGCATCGCTATATGTGGGTGCCTGAAATTGGTAGTGAAGTACCTGAAGACCATGACAAGGTGTATTTACTTGATGTGGAAATTGCAGAGCTTCATGAACAGAATGAGAAGTTTATCAATGAAGCCAAGGTTCGTTGCATGCGTGACCAGGTATTCAGCTAATGGCTACCTATAACCCTAACCCGTCATTAGGCGGGCATGGGACTTCAGCTCATGTTGCTGCCCAGAATAAGAAGATGGAGGAGTCCTTTTGGGCTGCTTTCTCTGCTAACAAAGGTTTAGTCGTATTGACCAAGCAAGGTAAGCTAATGGTGGAAGTCATGAATGGCGGTATCCATAAAGAATGGGGGACACCAACTAAGGTAACTAAACATTTGTTCTTTTGGGGCGCTATAAACACTAAGCTTACAGGAGTCGAGTTCTTGTTTCAGAAAGCATTAGCCAATCTACCTCCGGAAGAATACTGCGCTACTTGGACCCATAACAACGGTACTATCCGTGAGACTGTAGGCGACTGCGAGAAGTTTAGTATTAACACTGACGCACCTGAAGAGAAGTTACCTACCTTCGAGTTCTTCGCCATGAAAGAACCGGCTAGGCAGCAGGAGAAATTCTATGCGGGTATGTGGGCGCACTCATTATACGACAAACCAATCACACCTATAATTACAGGAGATGCATGAGACATGTAACCTTTAACAATAGTGCAGGCAAATGCAACATAGCAATTGTCATAAAAGAGAAGGCCTTGGTAAAGGACGACTTGCTTAAGCACTACGTTGACCCCTTGATAACACTTGGGGTGGACAAAAACGAGATAGTGGCATTCAGCCTAGACTACAAGAACAACAAAGCACCTGCGAAACTAGTTAAAGACTATGTGCCAGTACTGTTGCGTTCACTTGATAGTCTAGGAACACAGGTAATTTACTGTGCTGATGCCACTTATTTTAAATCACTCACAGGCCTTAAACAGGCGGAAGCTCACTATGGTTATGTACTACCATGCGCTTGGGCTGGTTTTGAACACATTAATATTGTGCTTGGTACTAACTATGGCAGCGTGTTTCATAATCCCGCCAATGGCCCGAAACTGGAACATTCGTTACAAACGCTTTACTCGTATGTGGGAGGCTTCTACAAACCCCCTGGCGAAGATATCATTGAGAGTGCTCAATACCCCAAAACGCTTACGGAAATAGCAGCGTTCTTGGACTCACTACACCAGTACCCTGAAATCACTTCTGACTTTGAAGCGTTTAGCTTGAAGCATTATGAATCAGGTATTGCAACGGTTGGGTTCGCTTGGGATAAGCATAACGGTGGCGCATTCTTATGTGACTATAAAGAATACGAACAACCGCTTCCTATCTTTAATGATAAGGGTGATGAAATAGGCACCAACTACGGTAAGCAGCGTAGAAATAAAGCAGTACGTAAGTTAATCCGTGACTTCTTTGAGAAGTATGAAGGTAAGGTTATTTGGCACAACGTAGCATTTGATGCAACGATAGCGGTCGCTAACTTATGGATGACTCACATCTTGGATAGACCCGGTCTGGTTAAGGGCATGCACCACATGCTCAAGAACTTCGACTGTACTAAACTAATATCGTATCTTGCTACTAACACTTGTGCCGGTAATCACTTATCGCTCAAAGAGCAGGGCCAGATGTTTGCTGGTAACTATGCTGAAGAAGATATCAAAGATATCCGTAAGATGAAGCCAGGCCAGCTACTGGAGTACAACCTAGTGGATTGCCTTACTACTCACTTCACCCGTGAGAAGAACTATCCAATCATGGTGGCCGATGACCAAGAGCACGTCTATACCGGTATATTCAAAGAATCCATCACGACCATCATTGAGATGCAATTGACTGGTTTGCCTATTGATATGCCACGGGTACTGGAAGTGCAGACGATACTCCAGGATATCTCAGATGAAGCCAGTTCAGACATGGCAGCAGAACCTGAGCTACAGCGCTTTATTCATGAGTCTATACTTGAACGTATTGCATTGGATAATGAGCAACTTAAGACGAAGAAGCGTACTTATGCTGAAGCGGCTGAGAAGTGTAGATTCAATCCAGGCTCACCTAAGCAACTACAATCCCTCTTCTATGACTTCATGGGACTACCAGTAATTGATAAGACCGCAACTAAGCAGCCTGCCTGCGGAGCCGGTACTATTAAGAAACTGCTGAACCATGTGAAGAATCCTGCGCATAAGGTAATACTGGAAGCTATCATGGCCCACAGTAAAGTCGAGAAGATACTTAACACATTTATACCAGCATTCTTGCTGGCACAGGATGGTGGAGATGGACGTCATTACCTCTTCGGGAACTTTAATCTTGGTGGGACTGTCAGTGGCCGTCTTTCTAGCAGTGGTCCTAATATGCAAAATCTTCCCGCTTCGGGATGGATAGGCAAACTAATCAAATCATGCTTCAGTGCTCCTGATGGCTGGTTGTTTGGCGGTGCTGACTTTGCATCATTAGAAGATTACATTTCAGCGTTAACTACCCGTGACCCGAATAAACTTAAGGTTTATCTTGATGGTTATGACGGGCATTGCCTCAGGGCACATAGTTACTTTGGCTCACAAATGCCTGACATTGTTAACACAGTAGAAAGTATTAACTCCATTAAGAAACTGTACCCTGATTTACGCGCACTATCTAAAGTACCTACATTCCTATTGACCTACGATGGAACATATCATGGCCTAATGGGTACCTTGGGTATGTCAGAGATGGTTGCCCGTGGCATTGAAGACAACTACCACCGTCTGTATGCGCATTCAGATAAGTGGAAACGTGAGAAGATTAAGCAGGCTTGTGTAGATGGTTATATCACAGTTGCCTTTGGCCTTCGTGTACGTACTCCTATACTTTCTAAGACTCGTCTTGGAACCAGCAGTACTCCATATGAAGCCCAGTCTGAATCCAGAACTGCTGGTAATGCATTAGGACAAAGTTACTGCCTACTTAACTGTAGAGCGGCTAATGAGTTCTTCTGTAGAGTCCGTGCTTCTGATTACGTTAATGAAGTTAAGATTGCTGCACAGATTCATGATGCTATCTACTTAATGTGGGTAGACAGAATGGAAGTAACGCAGTGGGTTAACCAGAACCTTACTGAGTGTATGGCTTGGCAAGAACTGGAAGAACTTAAACACGATAAAGTTAAACTAAGCGCGGAGTTAGATGTATTTGCACCGCACTGGGGTAACGCTATCACACTTAAACCAGCCGATGATATCGACACTATCTATGATAAGTGTATCGCAGGCTATGATGAATATATGGAAGCAGCATGACATTTATTGATAAATTAAAAATAGCATATAAAGAACAGCCATTCACTATGGTTTGGCGCTGTCTATGGATATTACCGTTAACGGTTACCATACTATTAGTTATGTTAGCCCTGACAATCTTTAACCTTGGATTTGAAGAGGCGAAGGATTTGTGGGACTACTGTTACTAGGCGGTGAGGCCTAGCACCCTCATCACTCGGCAAGCCTCATTCAGGGGCTAGCCTTTCACCACCAAGTAGGAAGTATATGAGTAATTTATTAGACTACCTAGACCCGCAGTACAGTCAGTACTGCACCAGCGAACTACAAGAAGATTACCTAGCAGCATATCAAGCATCACAAGGTAATTGTGCGGCAGCAGCACGCGCTGTAGGGGCTACAACCTCTGCCATACGTAATGCTATGATTCGCATAGAAACTGCAGCTACACGCGCTGGCTATTCCCCTGACCACGACATGGTGAAGACCTGTCCCGATGGGTTCTTAGTCAAAGGTGTGTCAACACTCTATGGCAAAGACGGGGAAAAGAAAATCCAGTGGGTTAAAACCGCTATTGATGCAGAGCGCCAGAAGGAACTCATGATAGAAGCTATTGAAGCTTTCTGTGATGACATGCCGGCCATTAACTCAGTACCGACTCCCATATTCATTGATGAAGACTTGATGACCATCTACCCGTTAGGTGACCCTCATATCGGAATGATGGCATGGATGGAAGAGACCGGGGAAAACTGGGACTTGAAGGTGGCTGAGAGTAAAATGTGCGCGGTGTTCCACCGTCTCGTTAAGGCTGCGCCTCCTTCGGCTAAGGCCGTAATTGTGAACCTTGGTGACTTCTTCCATGCAGATAATATGGAAGGTACTACTTCCCGTAGTGGGCACTCACTTGATATGGATGGGCGTTACGCTAAGATGATTCGAGTCGGTGTTAAGATTATCCGTCAGATGATTGACAGCGCATTGGCCCACCATGCAGAAGTAGAAGTAATCAACGCCGTTGGTAATCATGATGATACCGGTTCCCTGTTCCTCTCAGTATGTTTACAGAACATATATGAGAATGAGCCGCGTGTAACCATCAATGCTAATCCAACTCCGTTCCACTACTTTAACTGGGGTTCATCTATGTTCGGTGTACATCACGGCCATACTTGTAAGGCAGACCGTTTACCTATGGTAATGGCTACTGACCAAGCAGAGTTGTGGGGTAAGACCGAGTTCCGTACATGGTTAACAGGACACATTCACCATGACACTAAAAAAGAGTACTCCGGTTGTGACGTGGAATCATTTCGAACTCTTGCGGCTAAAGATGCTTATGCGACGTGGGGGGGTTACCGAGCCCGTCAAGACAGCAAAGCAATAGTCGTACACAAATCATTTGGCGAGATTGAACGCCATACAATCAACATCAAGCAAGTAAGATAATGTTAGTGGCAGGCAACTTCGTTGCTTGTCCGAATTCTCATAATAAGGAATAGCAATGTCGCGTTATAGCAATATAGCAAATGTACCGCTATCAGTGGCGGTCTGGTTAGCTCATGATGAGTATGACCATAATCCAGATACTGAAACCATTAGTGTCACATCCTTAATTAAACCTGTCCGTGGGATAGTTTTAGCTAAGCGGGTAGTGGCCTCTGGTGAACCTGACCCAGTGGAAATCATTGGTATGGTTGCATCCTCAATGGGTACAGCTTTCCATGACTCTATTGAGAACGCATGGAACTCCGTGAAGCTAAAGGATACCTTGAAAGAATTGGGTATTGTTAAGCGAGTTCGTGACCGTATTGTCATTAACCCTACTAAGGAATATATGGAGGAGAGCCCTTCAGCTATCCCAGTCTATATGGAGCAGCGTGCCCATAAGAAAGTAGGTACTACAACAGTCTCAGGTAAGTATGACTTTGTAATGGGCGGCCGAGTTGAAGACTTTAAATCAACCAGCACATTCACTTACGTCAACAAAACCAATGATGACAAGTTTAAGCTCCAGGGTAGTTTATACCGTTGGCTTAATCCCGACATCATTACTGAAGACTTCATGGCGATTCAATACATCTTCACAGATTGGATGGCATTACGCGCCAAGACTGATGAGAAGTATCCACAGTCCCGTGTGTTGGAATACCCAATTGAACTATACTCAATTAAGCAAACCGATAACTACGTGAAAGCTCGTCTCAAACAAGTTAAAGAACTTGAAGACGTACCTGATGAACTCTTACCGGATTGCACCCCTGATGAGCTATGGCAGAAAGACCCAGTCTACAAGTATTACAAGAACCCTGCGACAGCAGCTAAAGGTGGCCGTAGTACCAAAAACTGTGAAACCCTGTTAGAAGCCAATCAAATCAAAGCTAAAAATGGTGGTGTAGGTGTGGTCAAAACCGTGTTCGGTGAAGCCAAGGCCTGTAACTATTGTAAAGCAGCGTCAATCTGTGGTCAGCGTGACCGATTAATTGAAGAGGGCATTCTTGTCACCCTCGTTTAACCCAGTAGAGAACATCTACTATAATTAAAGGTAACTTATGAAGGACTTAAAAATAGTTCCGTATAACCCTACTTCTGAAGAAATAGTAGACGTTCTTTGCCAAAAGACTCAGAACGATAATCGTGACTTCTTCCGTATCTCAGTAGCCTACTTCTTATGTAAGATGGCAGGGTGTATGCGTATTAATGTTAAGACTCATGACCGTGGAGTACTACCGGTTAACTTGTACGCTATTCACTTAGCATCATCAGGTTATGGTAAAGGTCACTCAACTAACATTATTGAAGACCACGTTATTAATCAATTTCGTGAACGATTCATGGGTGAAACTTTCGGCTTAATTGCTGAGAAAGAATTAGCCAAGTTAGCTGTTAAACGTGCAATCCAGAATGACTGTACTGAAGATGAGGCACTAGCTGCCATCAAGAAAGAGTACAACACTCAGGGCCATCAAGTGTTCTCATTTGATAGCGCAACTCCAGCAGCGATTAAACAAGTACGCCATAAGTTTCTAATGCCGGGTTGCGGTTCAATCAACATGGAAATTGATGAGATTGGTTCGAATCTCGTTGAGGGTGCAGATGCATTTAAGACAATGCTGGAACTGTACGATGTTGGTAAAATTAAGCAAAAGATTACTAAGAACACTGCCGAGAATACTCGTAGTGAGGAAATCGAAGGTCGTACCCCTACTAACTGTCTGATGTACGGAACGCCTGCTAAGCTACTTGACGGTGGCAAAGTGGAGCAAGAACTCGTCTCTATGTTAGATACCGGTTACGGTCGACGTAGCTTCTTTGGCTTTGCTAAAGACATGCCTTCTCAAAGTGTACTTACTCCTGAAGAACGCTATGACTTGTTAACCAATGGTAACACTGATGCATTCTTCCAAAGCATCTCTGATGACTTCGGTGAACTAGCAGATATTGATAACTATGGTCGTGTGTTACTCATGACTAAAGAAACCAGTATTCTAGTAATGGAGTATCAGGACTATTGTGTGGACCGTGCTCGCAAGATGGCCGACCACCAGCAGATACAACAGGCAGAGATAACTCACCGTTATTTCAAATCCCTGAAGTTAGCAGGTGCTTACGCTTTCATGGATGGGAGCCATGAAGTCACAGCAGACCATTTCTACGCAGCGGTTAGACTATCTGAGGACTCTGGAGCGGCGCTTAACGCCATTCTTACCAGAGAGCAGAACTATGTCAAGCTCGCTAAGTATGTGTGCTCTATCGACCGTGAGGTTACTCATGCTGACCTTACTGAGCAACTACCGTTCTATAAAGGTAACGCAGGCTTTAAAGCAGATATGCTGACACTAGCAATCGCTTGGGGCTATCGTAACAACAAGGTTGTGAAAAAGTCTTATGTAGATGGGATTGAGTTCCTATCAGGTGATGAACTTGGAGAGACCGACTTGGATAACATAACATTATCCTACTCTGACCATGCAGCGTATAACTACTCTGATGTCTTAGATGAAGAGTGCGCGTTCTCTGACATAGGGGAATTAACCAAGTTAGACGATATGCACTGGACTACTCATCACTTCCTTGATGACCATCGCTGCGGTGCAAACGTAATCCCAGGGTTCAATCTACTTGTCCTGGATGTAGATGAAGGTGTGGATATAGCTACAGTTCAATTACTGATGGCCGACTACACTTACCACATCTACACTACGAAACGCCACCAAACCTTTGATGCGGAAACGCAGATTCAACATGGAGATAGATTCCGTGTAGTAATCCCATTGAACTACCAGCTTAATCTAAGCGAAGAAGACTACCATGAGTTTATGGTTAACATCTCGCAAGGACTACCGTTTGCAATTGATGAAGGCACGTTCCAACGCTGCAAGAAATGGCTGACTAACGATGGTGAACAGTTCGATAACGAAGGCATGCTATTTGATGCCCTACCATTCATTCCTAAAACTACCAAGAACGAAGCGCGTCAGCAAACAGTCGTTGACCAAGCTAGTCTTAATAATATGGAACGCTGGTTCATGGGCAGTACTGGTACAGGCAATCGCAGTAACCAACTTGTTAAGTACGCACTAATGTTAGTGGATGCAGGCAAGAATGTTAATGAAGTTACTGAAACCGTATTGGACTTGAATAAGAAGCTACCTACACCAATGCCAGAAGCTGAAGTAATGGCTACTATCATTGTGTCTGCTAGTAAAGCAATCAAGAAGCGTGATATTTAATAAATGGGGCCAGCTCCGCTGGTCAAATGGTCATATTCAAAAAGGAAACACTGAATGTCTAATGACAATTTAGTTCTAATCTGCGGTACATCCGCTACAGGTAAATCAGCCTCACTGCGGCATATGGAGATGCCGGAAGGTGTCGCATATCTCAACTGTGAGAATGGCAAAAAGTTACCTTTCCGTGCTAAGTTTTTAGCAGGTGAAGATGAAAAACCCGGTATTACCATTACCGACCCACTGGACATCTTTTCGATGTTTGAGGCGGCAGAAGAAGATGACGATGTACATTCCATTGTTATTGATACTGCAACCTACATGATGGATATGTACGAAACACAGTACGTAATCAACTCAGCCAATACAATGAAGGCTTGGGGCGAATATGCCAACTTCTGGCGTGAACTCATGCAAACGTATGTAGCGAACTCCACGAAGAATGTAATTATGTTAGCGCACACTTCGGATAAATTAAATGATGAAGGTGTTGTAGTAGACCACATGGTTCAAATCAAAGGTTCTATTATGAAGATTGGCATTGAGTCATACTTCACTACAGTAGTTGCAGCCAAGAAAGTTAAAATCAAGCAATTGAAGAAATTCAAGAATGACTTGTTAAATGTCTCAGAAGCTGAAGAAGCTCTTGGGTTTAAGTACGTCTATCAAACCATGCTCACTAAAGAGACTATGATAGAACGTATCCGTGCTCCCTTTGAGATGTGGGACCAGCAAGAAACATTCATTGACAGTAACATCCAACATGTATTGGACCGCTTCGCAGACTACTACGAAGACTAAACAATACCAATTTAATACTAATCAAATTCATTAATATAAGAGAGTAATTATCATGGGTTTCGGAAACTTAGGTAAAAAAGAAAACATTAAATCACAAAAAGATGTAATTCGTACTGGCGGCAATGGCGCACTAGATTCTGGTGTAATCGCAGGCGAAATCGAAGTAGCGTACCTAACTAAATCTAAAGGGGGTGCAGCTTGCATGACCTTACACCTGAAAAATGATACAGGTGGCGTATTCAAAACTAGCCTATGGCTAACTGCGGTGACGCTAAAGGTAATAACAACTTCTACGTCGATAAAAATGGCGATGAACAGTATCTGCCTGGCTTCGTAATTGCTGACCACATCTGTTTATTAGGTGCTGGTGAAGACCTTGGTGACCTAGTGGAAGACACGGTTACTCGTGGTATCAAAGTATATGACTTTGACGCTAAGAAAGAAGTTACAAAAGAGTTCGACGTTATCGAAGAACTTGACGGCCAACGTGTCAAGCTTGGTATCTTCAAGCAAGTTGTGGATAAGACAGTACTGGAAGGTAAGGTTTATGTACCAACGGGCGAAACTCGTGAACAGAATGAAGTTAACGTAGTGTTCTCTGATGAAGATGACCGCACGGTAATGGAAATGTTAGCGGAAGAAGACGAAGCTGGTTTCATGGAAGAATGGAACGAAGCGTATAAAGGCAAAGTCTTCAACAAGTCTAAAGGCGCTGCTAAAAACGGTAAATCTGTTGCACCTTCTGGTGACGCTGACTCTGGTGACAAAAAAGAGTCTAAGAAAAAAGCTGGTGGCATCTTCGGTAAGAAGAAATAACTAGTGCTCTTATGCCTTGGGAACAATTACCCAAGGTGTGGAAAACCAAGGCAGAGTACTTCAATTGGCTGAGAGGCCAAATGCGTAAAGCTTGGAGTCGGCATCCTATCAAGAATGAGTTTAAGCGCAAGATGCGTGTCAAAGCCCCTATGGGCAAACTGATTGATAAGAAGACCGGCTTACCCAAGATAGTTGCATGCCAAGTGTGCGTCCAGTGCGGTGAAACATACCGTGAGGGCGATACACAAGTTGACCATATTAATCCTGCCGGTGCTTTTCAAAACTGGGAGGATTGTCAAACTTGGCTTATGGGATTGATGCAAGTCAATTTCAGCTCTCTCCAAATGATGTGCATAGAGTGCCACGCCACAAAATCATACGCAGACCAATACGGTTATTCCTACGAGGAAGCCGAAGCACAGAAAGCTTGGATAGCTTGGGATAAGGAAACTGAAATAGCTGAGCAGAAAGACTTGCTTACTATGGAAGGTGCCACCAGCGTTCAAAATGCTACTGTGAGAAGGTCTGAATTCGTTCGCCTATATTTGAGTAATACATAATGAAAATAGTACAAAGCATTACCCTTGAACCATGTGACTTTGCTGAAGCAGTCACTGACTTCTTGAAGAAGAATAATATCGTCGCAGGAGTCACTGAACAGATGATTATTGACGGCCTTGATGATGACCTCAATCTAAGCATTGATACCTCTGGTGTAGCTCCTACGAAGGCTCCTGTTAAACGCCGCCGTAGAACTAAAACTCCTGAAGTAGTTGAAAAAGCCGAAGAACCCACTGATTCTGGTGAAGGCGCTGAAAAGTTAACCTTACAGCAAGAAGCCAATCAACGTAACATCGACCGCATTGCGAAAGAAGAAGCTGAAGAAAAGGCAGAAGCATTAGCTAAAGCTGAAGCTCAAGCCGGTTCAGGTGCATCTACTGTTACTGAAAAGCAGAAAGCTGTGAACATTGCTGACATGGAAGATGATGGTGGTGATGACATTACTGAAGAAGAAGAAGCTGTTATGGAAGCGCAAATTGCGTTAGACCGTCAAGCTTTGATTGATTCTCAGGATGGTGGTTCAACTGACCCTGAACCTAAAAAAGAAGAAGGTTCATTATCTAGTTCTGTACCTAAAGAAAAGAAATCAATCTTCTCTAAACGTAAGAAAGCTTAATGAAAACGCTCCTTAATTGGCTATTAGCCTTTGTAGTGGGAGCAATAGGCATAGTGATGTTCGTATTCGCTATACCTATCGCAATATTCGCGGGGTTCATACTCCTATCCGTCCTAGCCTATGGGGCAATAACTGTTGACGCCATCGAACCCCCTGACACGTAGAACATCGCCAGGGCAGTGAGCAAGATAGTACTTAGTGCGTCTGTACGTATCACCCCATTGACTAAAGATTAACGAACAAGATTCAATGTAGGTAAGTCTACAATTGACGGTACTAACGACGGAAGATTGAAGTTAGTTTTACCGTATAGATTTGCCTGCAATAGGTTTGAATCCATGATATCCGACACATCACCGAATTGGCCCTGAAGTAACACATTAGCAAGCGTGTTGCCAGGATGCTCCTTCACGATGTGGAGGATAACTTTTTGTGTACGTATAAAGAACTTAGTGAACATAACGAAACCAATGTCATTCAGATACTGGATAACCTTATGAGTCGGTAAGTCATAGTTAATAAATATATCAACAATCATATCCACAGACTGTTTAGGCGTCATACCTTTAGCTATGTTGTTCTGGTGTAAAGTAAAGCGAGCCACGAAGTCAGATAACTGAGCAGCATCACGTAGGAACTTATACGCCTTAGTTTCATGGGTCAGTAACACAACCTCAGCAGCTTTAACTAGTGGTTTAGCAGCCTTACTCGACTTCAACGGTGCAATAGCTTTATCCAATTTACCTGCTTTAGTGAACTGCTTATCAGTGTCACCTAAGTCTTCAACTATGGCAGTATATATACCTTCATCCATTAAGAACTTAACAGGGTTATTAGCAATACTCGTATTCAATTGAGCAATCTTGAATTCAAGTTCTTTTTTATTGCCACGACCGCGTTCTAAATCACGTTCAGCTTCGAACAACGCAGACTTATCTTTCAAGAAGTCTTTAGTTGAGCGTATAGCAATAGCATGGTCACGAACGATGTTCTTCATAGGTACGCCTAACGTCTTAAGCAATACCACATTAGAGCCTATGTTACCTTGGGTAACTACGATAGATTTAATAACAATAGCGTCCTTAACCGCTACCACTACTTCTTTCCATACATCCTCAATGAACTTAGCTTTAGGGTTAGCGAACATTGCCACCAACGCATTATTGAACAAACCTTCAATCTTCTTAAGGCCTTGCTCCTGCTCCACATCTACTTTTTTAAGTGACGACACAGATAGTTTACGTTGACCGAAAACCAATGTAATCATGTCACGACGAACATACATATCTTTACCACCCCAAGTAGACTTAATGCTCTCACGCATCTCATGAGGCATCATCGCGTATATTTCCTTAAGCGACTCATCAGTACTAGTTGGGCCCACTTTAGTAAACAGAGCAGGAGTCTTAGCGAAGCTCCCTAAGTAGTCCTCATGTAAAGAACTAACTACCTGTGCATTCAGCTCAGCAGACTTAACCTTATCTTGTACACTTGCAACCATGTGGCCTAACACTTGGTCGAATGAATCATCTTTACTCATAAGATTAATCTTAGTTTGCTCATTCATCATGTAGCGGAAACCAGTTAAGTTACCTTGGTTATCATGAATCTCTACTAGCATGTTAGTACCTTCATCTACACGGGTATCACCGGCCTTAAACATCTGTGCAATAACACGACCTTTACGGGCTTCAATTATACCATGGTCAGCTCGCGCATCAGCAGTAGACTGAGTGATAGAGTTCTCGCCAAGACGGGATACATTCTGCGCAATCAAGTCAGTACCTTGAGCAGACAGACTAGTTAACGACGCAACACCTGAATCATAACGAGCTGTCAAACCATCCTTGTTCACCATCAATACTTGCGGGTTACGGTCTTGAGTAGGGTCAAGTTTATGCTTAGCAACTACTTTCCAACCAGCCTGCAATAGGTCAGCTACATCCTCTTCGTTTACAGATTGAAGAGTAACATTAGGGTCAAGGATTTCCTTAGTATGGCCCTTAACGATTAACGCTTCATTTCCAGCAAAGTTATTCTTAGCCGCGTCTTCTTTAGTGAACGCATGCTCTTGCATAGTAAAGATGATACCGTTGTCTTTAGTATCGGCGGCATACTCATTTTTGATTACTGCAGAAGCTAATGCTTTCTCAGAACCAAGTGTATAACTCATTGCATAAAGTGTAGCCAATGTATCAATAACATCTACGTTGTCACCATTCTGCGCATCTTGGTTAGCTTTATCATAGAACGCGATAGTACCAGCGTTACGTAGAGTAAGATGCTCACGGCTTGTACCAGTTGCCATAATCAAACCTAAGTTACGAGCTTGCTTCATATAGAAGTGCTTGTTGGCTCCGGTTAATTTTTTAGTAACTATATCAATCTGAGCGGTTAACTTAGCGTCATCAACAAGTAAGTCAGCAATCTCGTCCATGCCGTATTCACCAGTAATGCTAACAATATCTGTCTTAAGTAGAGCGCGTGTTATTGCATTCTTGTCATCACTAGTAAGCTCAGACTTGAACGTAGATAACAAGTGCTTAGAAACTGCTACCTGAGTCTCACGACGAGCTTGGTCAATCACTTTATTAGCATGGCGACCAAGTGTATGCATGTAACCATTAGAAGCAGTACGGCCTTTACCTTCAGTGATTAGCTGAGCAAAGAAACCATCACGTACTGAACGTGCATTGCCTCGGGCTAGTAGTAAAGCATTCTGCCATTGTTCAAATGTGAACTTAGTAGATGCTCTGCCTATACGACCTAACTGGCCTACAACTTTCTTCTTAGAGTTCTTAACAATAGGAGCAGTAGTTAGTTTCTGTAGTGGTGCTATAACCTTCTTAACTAATAGCTTAGAAGCGTCATCCAAAGTATCAGCAGCTTTGTCATACATAGTGTAAATAGCAGACTGCTTACGATGGTTAATCCCTGCAAGTTGTTCACCTAATGCACGTAGTTTAGCGTCAGCAGCCATACGGCCAGTCTGTGTAATCTGCGCAGTAAAGAAATCTAGTATACGTGTGAACAACTCTTCTAACATTTTCCAAGTAGTAGGAACCTTGAAACGCTCTGGCTTGTTTGATTCCAGTTTACCTAAGGCATTCATGAAGTTCTCATTAGTCAAACCAATTGCCATGAACTCATGTAAGTGACCGCTACGCTTAGCTGTAGTATCCGTTAAGCCTGATTTACCACCCGTCACATAAACATCTTTGTTATTGAAGATATGGTCATAGCGAGCCTGTGCAGCAGCATCTGTCTCAGAAGTACGGGTCTCACCCGGAGTAAGGAACGCTTCGAACGTCAACTCTTTACGTGCTTTCAAGAACAACTTGTTTAGTTCGCGTGCAGCCCATGAAGTACCATCAATACCGGCAGCAGTTACGCTATGCACTAGCTCATGCACATATACTTCCTGTACACTCATTTGCACCTGGTTATTCACGCCACCAACAGCAGACTCAATATAGATGCTCTGCCCTTGTACAACACCACGAGTCTCGCCTTGTTGAACATCACGTAACTTAACTGACATAGGACGTAATACTTTATTAACCATGTTAGTTAATGTCTCTTTTAATGCCCCTTGATGCGCTATAGAGGCTGTAATGTTCCCCATGTTGACCATTGCATCAAATACCTGAACGCTGTTCTCCTTGTTAACGTCATCGCTAAACTGCTCATTGAAGTTGTTAGTGTCCACTCCTTGAGAAGACGAACCACGTATGTCCTCAGAGATATTTGCAACATCGTCGTCAATAGAAGTCTCAGCAGACTCCGTAGGTACATTGAATGCCCCACCTTCTGTGTGTTACTGGCTAACTACTTTGATTGAATCCGTAGTCTCATTCTTAGTAGCTATAATATCTTTTAGCTCGGTAGTTGCTGTAGCTAAGTACTCACTAACAGTACCCATCTTTTTACCAGTTAAGATTTGGTTCAACTGTTTGATGTTATCTGTCCCATCAGCCTTATCTTCATCTACTAGTATACGTATCGCTTTAGTCACTTCATTCAATACTTCTTCAGCAACAGTAAGCTCGCTCATTACTTTATGGAAGCCTTCATTAAAGTTCTGTGTACCGCTAACCGCTTCATCAATAGAGAAGGCATAAGCATCATGTACGTTAAGGCCTGAATTATTCTCAAGCTGTAGAACCATAGTAGCAGCATCAATACCGTGAATCGCAAGAATCATCGGAGCAACGCCAGCGTCCTGCCATTCATCAATAGATGAGTAACCGGTAGTAGACTTGGTGTTAGCTCCATTTTTATTAGGATTACTAGTACCGTTAATTGGACGACTGTAACGCTGTTCTTGGATGTAATCTTTATTCTCATACTGGCGTACTTTCTTAGACTTCATGGCTAGCGTTTTCTCATTGGCATTACCCGACAGTTTAGAGAAGTAGTTATTAAATACCGGCACAGAATCCATCAACGTCTGTACTAACTCAGCTTTAGAGTCAGCAGACATTGCATGCCCTAACTTAGATTCACCAAGAGCAAGTTCACGCTTATAACGGCTGTTGAATGCTTCGAACATAACAGTCATTGCAGTATTAACTGAAGTACGGTTAGTGCTGAATGCATGGTACTTAGCTTCAAGGGCATTCTCTAATGCTTGTCCATAGGTCTGTGCTATGTACTGACGAATAGCTAAATCAGCATCAGGCGACATAAGAGTATTCAATTGTTCGCCTGGCTTAATCACAAACTTCTTACCAGATACAGTTTCTATTTGGGCCTGTAACTGCTTAAGAGTAACCGCATCAGCAGAAGCTAACTTAGTGTATATGTTACCAACGATGTCTTCAGCAAACGCATCCACAACACCTTTAATAGCATCACCGTAGTTAGTAATCATTAACGGGTTCTTAGACATTGCACGGGTAATCGCAGTAGCCTTGTCAGCACCAAAGATAAGAATATCTAATGCAGCAAGTTGGGCATTATTTGAACCAGCTCTCTCAAGGTCCATATGTGTTTCCCACTCAGCAGATAAGTCATTGTAGCTATCTTTGTTGTTCGGGTTCATAGCGCGTTCACCATGAGTAGCCGCATTCTCTTCATTGTATAAACCAGTACGAGTAAGACGTACATTCATATCTGCAACATCATCTGCAGCGCCTAACTGCCATGTACCGATAGCAACACCATTAGTGATACCATCTACTTCACGGAACAGGTTGAAGTCGAACGACTCAGTATTACTAATCTTAACCAAGTTAACTAATGCATCCAGTGTGAACGCTTTCTCTCCACCCATTTTAACAGCGGCTAGTATCGCATCTTGGTACTGGTCAATCTTATCTTCGTTAACAGCACGTTTACCATTAACAGCTTTGATTGCTTTCATGGCTAACTTAATCTCAGGCGTCTTAATCAAAGCTTCATACTGAGCAAGTGATGCATCAACAGTTAGTTTATCAACAGAGATACCAAGACCTTCCGCTACAGCTAGTTTAGCTTGGATTAATAACTCAGGTTGTGCAATTTGGTCAACAGTAGTAGTCCATACATCCATACCATAAAGGTGACGATGTAACTTATCACCCTGCAGATTGATTGTATTAGAAATCATACCTAGACGTTGGTTCTTCCATACTTCATGCATCATGTAGAACTTGGTATCCAATGAACCTTGAGCCAGTAACTTAGACTGGAAGTTAGTGTTGTTTTCCACACTACGAACAATCTCATTGTTTAGGCCAACAGTACCAGCATGGTGATATTTGTGAACAGTGTTCTCAACGTCTGATTTATAACCAAGCATATCAAGTTGCATGTCTTCTGGTAGGAAGCCAAACACATTGCTCACATCACGTTTGATTGCATGTGGTCGGTCTTGGTGAGCCTTGATAATCTTCTGAACAGATTTACTAACCTTCTGGAAGTTACCTTTAATGTTCTGTACTACACTAGTAGGTACTTCGAATACTGGGCCAGTTTCTTTAGAGGCAACACCGAACGCAGTATCCAATACATTTTCAGAGTCACGAATAGAGTTAACTAGGTCGTCAATCTGTTTAGAAGTAATCTCACGTTCATTGCCATTAACCTGTGTATCTACACGAAGGAATGAAGTATACACGCGGGCATCTGTAGCAGGCTTAGTGTCACCGGCAAATACTGCAATACGAGCAGAAGGAACAGTGTGCTCTTTCAAGAAACCTTGGTCCAACATAACAGCTACAGCCATTTGACCTAATGATAAAGCCAGGTTGCCTTGAAGCTGACCGGGTGCATTCTTGTTAGCACGGATACCAGTAGCAGCAAGAATCTCTTTACCTAGGGACTCTTCAATAACATTACGTACTGAGCCTACTTTCTGTAACGTAGCCATAGCACCATCTAATAGAGGCGTGTCACTTGGTTTACCAAGAATCTTATTGATATCTTGCACTGAGTTATACACGTTGTTGTACGCTTCTGAAGTTAACCAGTTAGCAGTAACAACAGCCATAGTTGATAGTAAGTTCCCATCAAATGAACCATCTTCAGCAGCTAGTGATTGGAAGCTATCATTGAACAGGTCTACATTATTGAACTCAACGCCTGTCTTCTTATCAGTACGCTTGCCTGTAATAGGAGCGAACAACTCAAGAACACTTGCAGTGAACGTACCATTGTATTTAGCAATAACATCCATACCTTTAGACTGTGCAGGAGTTAATTGTCCAGCAACACGCTTATCATTAGCGTAGTCAGTAAAGAAGTTCTCTACTTGATGAAGAAGGTTAGCTGTATTAACTTTACCAGTGAAGTTAGCAGCAAGAGTACCATTAATACCTTTGGCTACAACATTAGCGGCAGTGTTATACTTAGGACGTAGGCCAAGCTTGTGGCTGCGCAAAGTATTATTATGAAGCTCGTTATTAACAGTAGAGCTAGTCTCAACTTCCGCTGTCCCTTCTTCGTTAACCACTTGTTCAACAATGTTTTCATCAGTAATTACCTCTTGTGATGTTTCTAAGTCAGTGACTACTTCCTCAGTTACTTCAGTTTCGGTAATGACCTCAGTACGGTCAACTACTTTAACGGCATTCTGGTCAGCAATCTTCTGAGCCAAATTAAGCATGAACTGCACGTTCTTCGGTGCAGACTGTGAAGTAAGTTTAGCAACCTTGCTAGTGAATGACTCAGTTAACTCAATACCACCCTTGGCTTCAATCGCATCAACATACTGTGCAATACGTGCAATACCAACACTTGAATCCTCTACCACTTCTGGAGTACTTTCACTCGAGACTTTCTTACCCTTTTGAGGTATGCTCTGAGGCGCCTCAATTGACTGGGCAGTAATAGTATTAGTATCAGCAACGAATTCAGTACCGGTAGCCTGTGTTACAGCGGCAGTTAATGCAGCAGCTTCATTCTGTACGTTAGTGATAAGAGGGTTCTTAGCAAGGTTAGAGTTCTTATGAATCTCGATACCATATTCAGCTTGTACACCGATAACCAATGCATCAGCAGCAGAGTCACCAGCAATCACAGCATCGTATGCTTTAGTGAAGGCAGCGGCTTTAGCAATGTGACCAGTAGCAAACTTGGTTAAACCAGCAATAGCCTTAGTAGCAGCAGCCTTGTCACCGCGAGTGTTAGCAGCATTGATAGATGCTTGATACTGTTTAATACCTAAGAAGCCTTTACCACCTACTAGATTATCGTTATCTACTTCAAGTACTGACTTAGCCTCTTCCGTAGCAGCATACTGCTCCAGTTGGACTTTCTGCTTAGGGGTTACAACATCACTGTTAGCGACTTCTAAAGCTTGAGCGGGTGTTACACGGCCCGGGCTGGTAGCCATAGAGTTGAATATACGTTGAACCGAACCATCTGATTCAGCAGTCTTCTCCGTAGCTTCAGTAATAGCTTCAACTACAGTAGCAGTTTGGGCAGGAGTCTCCACAGAGATATTAGCTAAACCTTCTTGCTGTTCTGCTAATGCATCAAGCTTGTCGAACGCAGCATTGATTTCTTTCTCATCAGTAAGTTTACTTACAGCTTCCATTCCAGCATCAATCTGCTCTTGGATGTCAGCAACTTGCTTCTGACGGCCAGCAACATCTTCAGGAGTGTTATCAGGAGTTAGTAAGAACTCAGCTTTAGCTTCAGGAGTCTTAAGGTCATCTACTGATTTTGCTGCTTTAACTTCTTTAGACTTAGCTACTTTAGCCTGGCCTGCAACATATGCTTTAGCAGCTTTAGTCGTATCAGTTTGAGCCAAAGTCTTAACAGCAGGAACTACCTCAGTAGCTGTAGATATACCTTTACCGATACCGCCACCAATTGCTGCAGAAGTGAACACTTCTTTACCCTCTACTTTAGATACGTCAAGAGTTCCGGCTACTTGTTCCGCAGCAGTTTGGAAACCTTCAGTTGCAGCTTCACCCGCAGTAGCAGTAGCAATCTTCTTAACCGGTGCAGTAACAGATTTAGATACAACCGGATTCTTGGCAGCTTTAAGAGGAGCAGCAACCTTAGCCACTTTCTTAGCTTTAGCAAGAGCACCGATGGCACCTACTTGTCCAGCAGCGGCAGCAGAAGCAGATACAGCCATAATCTGGTTAATCTCATTACGAGTAGGAGCACGGCCATTATCTTCAGTAAACTTAGCAATACCCTTAGTCGCTGTATCAATTGCATAAGCAATGTTTGCAGGAGTTCGGATAGTAGTTGCTAACATCTGTGGTAATGATTCTGCTAAGAACCCAACAGTTGCACTAGGATTACTAAGGATGGAACCAACACCGCCAGCAACAAGGTCGAGTGCGCCATCAGCGTAGTTACCAGCTTCGAAGTTAGCAGTAGCTTTGTCATAGTCTTCTCCAAGGTCAGCAATAAGGTCGTCTTCTTTATTAGTGTTTACGTGTGAACGTATACACTTAACGAACTTCTCTTTAGGGTCAGTTATATATTTCTGTACGTCGTCTATGGCGCTAAGCTTATCAGCAGCAGAAGTATCAGTAGCAAGTTGAGTGGTTTGTTGCTCAGGAACGAACGCAGGCTCACTAGCATCAAAGTCAGGGTTAGCTGTAGAAAATACAGACTGAGGTGTATTCGTAGACTCCTGTGTTTCAGTAATGAACTGGTCACCGAATGTACCTTGTTGTTTACGTGTCTGAATAGTATTGACTTGTGGTTCATATACTGCTCGCTCTGCATCAGTAAGGGTGTCACCAGCAAGTCGGGCTTTCTTCTTCTCAGCAGTTGAGTAGAGTGTGCGCTCTTCTTCTGATATGGTTTTCTGTGCAGCTATAGCTGATATCTCAGGTACAGAAGCAGCAATCTGTGCAACAACTCGTGCAACACCAGCACCGGCTTGTACACCAATGTTGGCAAGGTTGCCCATCACATTATTAGTATCTTCTATAAGGAAGTTACCGATACGTGCTTGCTCTTGTTCTTGGAGTTGTGCTTGTTGAACAGCGTAACCTTGTTCGTATTCAGCAATCTCAGCAAGAGTGATATTAGGTTTGTCAGCAGCGTACTCAGCCAACGATGATGGGAGCATAGTAGGTGCTAACTTCTCAGCTTTCACTTCAGTAGTATTAGCTAACTTACTTTGCTTGGCACTGGTAACACCGGTACCTAAATCTAGTGGGGTATATTCTGGCATTTAAGGATTCATTAATATAGAAAAAGGAAGCTCCGTCGAACTTCCCCTGTGTATCTTAACAAGTTTTGTATATTAACAGAGTTATAGGGTAAAAAGATACCCTTATATTTACATCATCTGTTAGCCAACTCGATTTCCGATTGTAGGTTGGTAGCTATGTTACCTCTACGTGCAGCAGCCCG